GCTCCCAGTTTCTGCCCCACAGGGCACGGCTGATCACCTCCAGTTTCAGTAATGCCATGATATGCTTAGGCAATTCCTGTCTGTAGTCCCAATGGCCGTTAATGTGCTCACAGATTGATCTTTTAGCCTTATCTGAATAGATCGGTGTAAGATCCAGAGCCTCACAAGCATCCTCATAGGACTTGATAGACTTATAATCATCCAGGTTAGGCTTTTTCTCAGGCTTGCAGAAAAGAGCTGCCAGCACGTCTTTCACCTCCTGGGATTTCGCTGCCTCCAGTGCAGCCTTAACCTCTACCTCAGTAACAATAATTTGCTTACTCATTTTTCTATTTCATTTAGATTGTTCAACTTTTTTAGGATCTTTCTCACGATACGGATAGCATTCTGTACTCTCAGGCTCTGGCCTGGTGGTACGCTGTCTATGATCACAGGTATCAGTCGTATCAGCTCTGAAACCAGGTTATTTGCTATTGCTTTCATCGGCTCTTATCCTCCAGAATTTATCGGGATCAGGAATCTCTATATTCAGGTATTCCCTGGCATACTCCCTTAGCTTTTCGCAATAGGAGGAGAAAGTGACGGTATCCATCTTTGCTGTTGATGATGGAAATTTCACGATCTCACCAGTCTCTTTGTTTACAACCTCATCAGCTGTCATTTGTGCCTTGAAAAACTCATGTATCTGCTCTATGCTGGTAAACTCCCAGCCAGCATCAATCATTCCATCAAGCAGCATCGGATAGATACATCCCCAAAGCCAGCCGTTCTGATCGTTGGATCTGGGCTTTCGTACCTTTTTCACCTCTACCAGGTAAATTCCATCCAAAGCCTGTACAAACCACACATACAGCTTATTCAGGTTAAAGAGGCCGTTAGCCTTTTCTATGATCACCTTTGCATTACTCATCGTACAGCTCCATCTGTTTCCTCAGTGCAACACTCACCTGGTGGATAGCACTCTCACGGCTCTCCAGAGAGGCAATGTAATCTGCCATTTCACGTTTCGTAGTGGCTATGTAGTAGCCCTCAGAGGTAGCGATCACTCCAGGCAGCAGGGCTTTTACCCTGATATGGTTTATCACTTTGCGTAACCTGGCATTATCGATCCTGTAGCCAGCCAAACGCATCTTAGTACAGATCTCACTGTTTTTGATAGCACGGTCTTTGCCGATCTTCATAGACAGTCCACGTACAATCTGGGGGGTGAGCGTGTTAAGCTCATACTCAGATAGAGGTTTTGTTTCATTGTCGAATCCGTTAATCATAATTTTTATAGTTTATTGATCTCAACTTTCAAACCTGGGAAAGCAGCATAGGTGGGCTTTCCTGTGAGTGCCTGTATTTCGTTCACAAAACGGCTCTCATCGGCATTGTTGCCTGACAGGTGGATCAGTACCACCTCTGCCACTTTCGACAGGTCATTACGGCTAAGAAAAGATTTTGTAGATGCAAACTCCAGGTGGGACTTTGCCAGGCGTGCTACCTGGCTTTCGTCTGTACGGTGCTCAGCTATTGCACGTCTCAGAGCCTCCACTGAATAGTTACACTCGATCAGTATATGATTAAGCCCTGGTATTGTATAGTCAAGCTCACAGGTATCTGTAGCAAAGATCATCAGCCCCATGTCTGGATGCTGGATCAGATAGCCTACACAGGGTACATCATGTGACACGTTGAAAGGCATCACCATGAAATTACCGATCTGGTATGTCTTTCCGCTTTCCACTGAAACAGCATGGGTACCAGAGTAGCCTTTTGCCATCCACACCTCAGGCAGTGCCAGGGTATGGAAAAGATCAGCGTACTTAGCAATGTGCCCAGCATGATCATTGTGCTGGTGGGTAACGACACATCCTGCCACTTTGCGGATATTGAACTGGAGTGCTTTCTTTGCCTCCTTGATGTTCACACCACACTCCAGGATCAGAGCCTCCTGGCCGTTATCCAGGATGTAGCCGTTTCCCTTGCTTGAACTACCTAACACAGTCAGTAACATAGCAGCACCTTTTAGTAACCTGGATCAGGGATGGTGGATGCAGCAGGCTCCTGGCTGTTTGCAGCCTCTCCGATCTTCACAGCACCCTCACTACTCATCGTAAGCTGTTTGGTCTCATCTTTCAGCTCAGTAGCATCAGCCCACTCCTCGCTCTTTAGATCATCAGAGATAGCTGTTTGCATTTCGACAGACAGATAACCGTACTTACTCAGGAGGTTTCTTACCACCGTCTTAACACCCATAGCATGGAAATTGCCTAACCATCCTACAGTCTTACTATCATCAGATACAGGCATAGCAGCCAAAGCCATCAGTTGCTCTACAGTGGTTTCCTTTTTCAGTCCCTTAGAGTAACGCTTAGCGTGCTTTGCCATCTGCTCTACAGTAACATACAGTGTCTTACTGAAACCGTTAAGCAGCTCAAAGTAGCAGAAATATCCAATCACCTTATCTGATTTCTTCTCACCGTCAAAGGCGATCTCTCCAGTGAGCTTGCTAACCTTACGCACCTCACCCTCATAGACTACATCGGCATTCAGGGTACGATACTGGCCTGTACGCATAGCAAGCTGGATGTAACCCTTATATCCAAGCTGGAAAGTAGGCTCCATTTTCTGGTACCACTTTTTCTTTCCATGATCATCCAGGATGTCCTTACCAAATTGATCCTTTTCAGTGTAGCTGTTATTAAAAGGAATGATGTAAGCATATCCCAGAGCCTTATTGATAGGGAGGTGGAGCACAGCAGCTTTCAGAGCCTCCATTACGACAGCCTTAGGCTCACAGAGCTGTAGCTTGCTGTCTGAGTTATACAGATCGATCACTGAGGCAACGAAAGTGCCAGAGTTCTTACCCAGGGCGTTCTTAAATTGTTCCTGGACTGATTCAGCATTGAGAATACTTTTCAAAAGATCCACCTTAGGGCTGACCTTTTGCACAGCCGTTGTGCTGGCTGGTGCTGGTGTGTTTGAATTATTGTCTGCCATAGTTACTGTATTGTTAATTGTTTGTCTTTGGTTACACATAATAGGATTTTCTGGCTTGATGTTTCCAGAACATTGTTTACGCTCTCAGCGTTATCAACGAATATCGGAGCATTCACACCCTTAGCCTTGCAAATGGCATTGATGATGTCAAGTCCAGCGTTGATCTTACCAGCGTTATTCACATCAGGATATGGAGTGCCATTCACTGTGCATACACAGGTGATCTTTTCACCGCCATTCAACTGAGAGGAAACGAAAGAGAATGATACCAGCTGGAAAAGGCCGTTGATACGTCTCAGCAGCTCATTATCCTTTGCTTTCTGGAACTGTAGGCTGTCATATTCCCATTTCTCCAGCTCAGCAACTCTTTCATTCAGCTTGTTACGTTGCTCCTCCAGCTCCTGGATCTCCTTATTGGCACGCTCCAGGATAGCTTTCTGGCCTAATCTCTTATTGATGCTGTCAATCTCTCCAGTGAGGCGTTCCTTATCAGCCATAGCCTGTGAGTTATCAGGCTGTTCCTGGTTGTCTGATGGATCCTGGATAGCTCCAAGCTGGTTTTGCAGTTCTGTGATCTCGTTCACCAGCTGGATCAGTTTCTCATCCTTTCTCTCGATCTCCAGGTAGTCAGGCTGTGGGATCTCAGCAACAGTGATCCTGTCATGCTCAGCCTGGAGGGTGTTGATCTCAGTGGTGATACGCTGGTATTCAGCATCCTTAGAAAGCACATCAGTATAGTTAGGCTCTGCTGGCACATTGGCACGTGCTGATACAAGGTCATTGGTAAGCTCTTTCAGCTCATTCTCAGCATTCAGGATGTCACTCTCAACCTGTTTGAGGGCATTATCCTTATCCTGCTGTGTCTTTTGCTGTCTCTGGAGGGTAGCTTTCAGCTCATCCAGCTTAGCGACAGCAGCAAGCCCCTTATCTTTGTTGGCCTTGATCTTAGCAGCCTTATCGGTATTGAAATTAGCCTCCAGTTCCTGACGCTTTGCCTCCAGATCATCAACATCCAGCGGACGCTTACAGGTAGGACACACCATCTGATCAGGAGCCATTTCAAAGGTGCTGGCAAAGATCCTCTGATACTCAGCTCTCATATCGGAGATCTCTACCTCCTTTTCCTTGATGGATCTGTCAGTATCACTTACGTTTCTCTGGGCATCCAGAACGTCATTTTCCAGGGTAGCCTTTCTGTCTTTGAGAGTGTTGATCTCTTTCTGCTTACCTCTGATCTTTTCCTCCAGGTCTGCCACGGTCTTTTTGGCTGTCTCATAGCTACTGCCAGTAGCCTGTTTCACCTCACCCTCACGTTTGACCAGCTCAGTTTTCTTTTCGTTGATCTTACGCACAATATCGGTACGCTGTGAGGCAGCAGTATTCTCAGCCTCCTGGATGTCGCTGTTACGCTTTCTGTCAGCCTCCAGTCGTAAGGCGTTCTTACGCTGGCTCTCCTCCAGTTTCTTATTGTTGATCTGCTCCTGGAGGTTGTTACGCTTTGTATATACCTCAGAGTTCTGTACAGAGCGATCGTTAGCCAGGATAGCATCAACCTTTTTCAGCTCAGCTTTCTTAGCACTCAGCTCTACCTCCAGGGCATCCCAATTCTCATCAGCTGGTTTCAGCTTTTCGGCTGTCTCAATCTTAGTGGGGATCAGGGAAAGCTCCTCATTGCATGAGCTCTTTTGAGCCTTGATTTCCTTAGCCTTTTCAGCAATAGGGGTACCAGCCAGGGCAGCAAGAAACTCAGCATACTCTGGTTTCAGCTGTGCCACATCCTGATCCGTTACGTTTCCAGCCATATCCTGGAGCATTTCCTTTTGCTCCTCAGGTTTCAGGTAAGGGAAAAAGAACGGATTGGTGATCATGCGAAATACATTCTCTGGAATGATGGCACTGATCTTAGCGTCATACTCACGCTTTGTAGGGATCTTAACATCATTCACGTAGAAAAGCGTCTCATGGTTTTTCAGTGTCTCAATGGTGGTGCCAGTAGGCTTTTCCCATTTCTCACGATACACACGCTTTAGTTTCATGGCCTTTCCATCCACATCAAGCTCAGCAGTTACTGAGTGCTCCAGTTTCAGGATAGGACTACCACCAGGATCCAATGTCTTAATATTGAAATTGGAATCTGATCTGTTCGTGCTGTCTTTTCCAAATAGCAGCCACGTAAAGGCATCAAAGACAGTTGTCTTTCCTGTGCCATTGTCACCTGATACAAGTGTGGTGCCTGGGTTGAAACTCAGCTCAACATCACGTGCACCCTTGAAATTTACCAGGTGTAGGGACTTTAGAATAATTGCCATAGAATAACTATTACTTGTTTATAAAAAGATTTAGTCTCTCTGATTTGTCGAGTGCAAGCAGCTCACTCCTGGAGTATAGCAGTTTGGATCTGGTTGCAGATCCCATCCTCTCAGGCTTGATCATGCCCCTGGCTTTCCACTCCTTTACCCTGTGTTCCTGAAACAGCCTGTAGGCCTCTCTCTGGGATATAAGATCTTTGGCTGGTGCCTGTGTCCTGATATAATTTGCCACGCCCAGCTCTGCCATATCCATACAGAGGGTTTTCAGCTCAAAGAGTTCAAGAGTGATAGTAGCCATATTACTTACCTCTCTTTCTCAGGATGTACTGTTTTACACTCTCACCGTAATAATCATCAGTGAAGATTACCCAGGCAAAGATAGCAGCCATCAAGCCAAAGACTACATTATGGCCTGTTTTGGTGGCAATGCCTGTGATGATAGCAGCTATAGCAAACAAAGTGGCTACAGCACACTGGATAGCATTTGATAGTGTTACTTTTTTCATAATCGGTGTTGCATTTTAATTAGGAAAATAACTGATCAGCTGGCACACCCAGCTCTTTAGATAGGATAGAGAGTTTCAGGGCATCTGGCTTTTGGGTGCCATATACCCAGCATCGTACAGTCTGCTCAGATACCATACAGATCTTAGCAAGACGCTCGATCCACACCGTTTTTGGTGCCTTACCAGCCCTTGCTGGCAGTGAATCGTAGATTTGTCTAAATTTGCTCTTTGCCATTTTTAACATATTATTTCTGTGTTTTGCAAACATATTTTCGTATATTTGCGCCCACAAAGTAACTTATTCGGTGCAAAGATAGAGAAAAGTTCTGAAATATCAGAGCAAATCTCAGAAAAATGTTCTGATTTTAATATTTTTTAATATTTTGGCAGT